CACGTCCGTCGTGCCATCGACTTTGTTGCTGACAACCCTGTTAGCGAGCGTATCTGGCCGGGTGCGGCTGAGTGGGCTCGAAAGAGCCAAGCCGAAACTACGGCTCGCTCGGTTGTACCTACTCCAGTGCTTCCAGCAGTTGGTTCTACATCAACCGACGAGGATTCGTACCTTGGCGGTATGCTTCCGGGAACTGTCGGTGGCGCGGTTGACGATGCCGCGCACAGCGGTATGTCGATTGACGACGCTTTCCGAAGTGGAAACGTGGATGTTCCTAAGGACCCAGACGCCATCAGCGAAGTTGAGGGTGGAACTCCGGGTCGCCGTTCGCTATCTGACATTGGTAATGGTCGTCGAATCGTTGACTCTTTCGGGTCGTCTGTTCGTTACACAGCTGGAATCGGATGGTTCATCTGGGACGGTCAGTACTGGCGTCCAGATGCCGAAGACCTCGGTATGAAAGAGCTTGCCAAGCGTATCCCGTCCATCATTGCTAGCGAGGTCGTCAACTATGAAGACCAAGACAAGAAGAACGAAGTCTTGAAGTGGGCAAACCAAGCAAAGACTAATGCCAAGTTAAACAACGCTATCGAGAGTGCTAACTCAGACCCTCGTGTCGTTGTGTCGGTTGAAGCGTGGGATGGGAACGCCTATCTCATGGGTGTTCAGAACGGTGTTATCGACCTGCGAACTGGTGAGCTGATTAAGGGTCGTCCTGACCTGCACATCACGAAACGTGCTCCTGTCTCATACACTCCGGGCATGAAGAACGTCCGCTGGGAGCAGTTTGTTGACTACGCAACTGGTGGAGATAAAGAACTTCAGGCGTGGATTCAGCTTGCGGCTGGTTATACCCTCACGGGTCTCAACACACAGGACGTAATGTTCTTGGTTTACGGTCCTCCGGGTTCTGGTAAAAACACCTTTGTTGAAGCCCTCGTTAAGGCGATGGGAACTCAGCAGTACTCGTGGCCTCTTGACTCGAGCATTCTTGCTCAGGGTGACGGTCAGGCTTCATCGACAGACCTCTACCACTGGGCCGAGCTTCGCGGTCGCCGTATGGTTTGGGTGGACGAGTTGCCAGAGTCTGAGCGCATGAAAGAGAACTCGGTCAAGAAGTTGACTGGTTCGTCTGAAATCTCGGCACGTTCGCCGGGTGAAAAGCCATTTACATTCCAGTCTCAGGCGAAGTTGTGGGTTACCACTAACCACCGCCCGATGATTAACGATGATGCTATGTGGCGTCGTATTCGTCCGATTCCTTGGAGCAATGTTCCTGAGGTTCCAGACCCAGACTTGAAGGCTTACCTCTTTGACCCTGAGGGTGCGCTACCAGCAATCCTTGCTTGGGCGGTTGAGGGAGCAATCAAGTACCTTAACTCTGGTCAGCGTGACCCACTGGGTTGGTGTACTGCGGTTAAGGAAGCGGCTGAAATCTATCGTAAGAATGAAGACCGACTTGGTATGTTCCTCGACGAGGAGACCAAGGAAGTTGAAGGCTCGATGGTTGGTGTCAAGGCCCTCTACTCTATCTACCGACTTTGGTCGGAAGAACGTGGTGAGCGTCCGATGACTCAGATTGCGTTCCAGAGAAAGCTCTCTGACCGCGGTCTTCAGATTGAGGGTCAAGGTACTCGCGCCCAAGTGTTGGGCCGAACCATGATGCCTCGAGTTGTACCGAATGGTGAAGTCGATTGGCAGAGTGCTACTCGGTTCGCTAAATCGATATAAAACGTTGTAGCACGTTTGCCCGACCGAGGCAAAAAGTGTTATAGAATGTCAATGTGTCTTGGGAGAGAGACACTCGACAGGGAGCCAGGTTTCTTTCTTCCTTTCTTTTACTGGCTCCCTGTCACCAAATAAATACGCACTACAGGAGATGAATTGAAAATTTGTATCGCCACCCCAATGTACGGTGGGAACGCTAAAAGTGTCTACGTCGCTTGTGTCTCAGATTTGACACAGAAGCTGGCGCGGGCAGGGCACATATCCTACCAAGTCTCGATGACTAACGAGAGTCTCATTACTCGTGCACGCAATACTCTTGCTCACGAGTTCTTGAAGTCTGATGCTGACGCTCTCCTATTTATTGATGGTGACCACGGCTTCAACGTCGATGACATCATCAAGATGGTCAACTCTGGTAAGGATGTAATTGGTGCTGTCTACCCGATGAAGTCCATCAACTGGGAGAATGTCCGTAAGGCGGCTCTTGCTGGTAAGGAGAACCTAGAACTGTATTCGGGATTCTTTGCGGTAAATTTCCTACCTGAATCACAGAGTTTCAAGGGAGACGAGCCGTTCAAAGTTCGTGACATCGGTACAGGAATGCTTTTCATCCACCGACGCGCGTTTGAGCAGGTAAAGCCGCTCGTTAAAACTTACCGAAACAACGCCGCTCACGCTAACATCGAAATGGGTGAGCGAATCCACGAGTTCTTCCCGACCATGATTACTGAAGAGCCAGAAGCTGTGTTGCTTTCCGAGGACTACGCTTTCTGCCACCTCTATCGTGAGTCTGGTGGAGACGTCTACGCTGCGCCTTGGGTTCGTATCAGCCACGCTGGTGAGTACAACTTCTCTGGTAACTTCCTAGCTACCCTAGAGATTCAGCAGCAGTACGCCAACATCGATGCGCCTGTAGAGGGTGCCGAAAAGGTTAAGGGTGTCGAAGATACCGTTAGTTCTCTTCGTAACCTAGATGCTGGAGCAGATTCTTTACCGTCGTCGGATACCACTGACGACCGTTCTGAGAAGGAATAGCATCTCGATTTAGACCATCCGCAATCTTGCGGAGCGAAGCCCCCGAAGCTCGTTCAGAAATAACCCTCTGGCGAATCTCTTCGGGGGTTTTGTTCTTTGGCCCCATGTCGACTCCCCACACGATTCCACGCTTACGTCGGTCTTCGTGAACATCCTTTTGGCGGGCAGCAATGATGCCGCGCTCCATCTCGGCGAGGGCTGACATGATGGTCACAACGAAGCGACCTTGGTAGGACGACGTGTCGAGGTTTAGGTCTAACATCACAAGACGCCAACCGTTTGTGTTGGCACGGTCGATAACGCTGAGGAAGTCTTTAGTCGAACGAGCGAGGCGGTCAATACGAGTCACAAAAAGTGCTTGAGCCTCTCCTGCGTCTAGCCTTTTTAGCGCACTGGTTAGTGCTGGACGACCAGAGATGGATTTGCCAGAACGACCTTCTTCGCGAACAAACTCGAAGTCGGTGAACCCCGCCAACTCGGCTGCTTGCTTTAGTTGCCGCTCTTGGACGTCTAGGGATACACCATCGGCAACCTGAAGCTGCGTCGAAACTCGAGCGTAAAGAAGGGCTAGTCCTTCGCTCATCGTTACTCGCTTAGTTCGTTAGCGGCGCAGTTGCAAAACTCATCGCACTGGAGGTCTAAAGCACCGCACGGGAAAAACTCTGTCTCCACCTCTTCAACATTTAACGAAGAGAGCAGTGAGGCAACCATTGGATTTAAAGTTGATGCTTCGCTGTGACGTGGGTGCATCTTTGGAAGAAGGTCGTTGTCTGAAACGTATTTTGCGTTAGATGGTTTGCCAGATTTAACGAGCTTCAAGAAAGCGTTGACGCGAGCCATTGCCCACGAGTTTCGGTTCTGGTCTGGACGGTGAGAAGTTGAGAACGCACCCGCGCCGCGACGATAGACAGCCTTCAACATACGCAAGTTGACCTTACGTCCATTCTTGGCTTTTTCGTTGTGGTCTTCGACCTTCTTTTCCAGAGCCTTGATGATTGAATCTGTGAACTTGATTCCTTCACCTGATTCAGCGGAACCAGCCTTGTTCTTGTCAGAACCCTTAATCTGGTCCTTCTTCGGGGCAGGCTTTGAACCAGCGGTGGCCTGAATAGCTTTTGGCTTTTCAATCTTGTCCATGTCTAGAACTTCAGCTGGAGCACCAGCTCCGCCACTAGCGTTTACAGTTCCATCTGGAAGCACAGCGAAACGGCAAAGTCCGCCGTCTTCAACTTCGGCAACAATAATCTGACATCCGTTAGGGGCGTTGAAGAAAACGCAGTTGCCGCACTTAACGCCAATCTTGGCGTTGTCCTCGTTTTCTGAGGCTGGAGTGTATCCCG